TATCGCTTGGACTCTGACTCACTTTGATCCTCAGAAAGATTGTGAGATGGTATGCCCCAGAAATCATCCGCAGGCCTTGGCTTGTAATCCTCTTCATTGATGGTCATGATTTAATCGGGTTATTCTCCAGCCACTCCCTAGCGGCATCTTGCGCGGCTTGCCAATCGGCACGGGCCTTCATGGCGAATGCCTCGGTGCAGTAAGTTTCCATGTCGGCCATGGCTGAAGTCTCGCTGGTGTAGGTGTTTGCGGCTCGCCGTATATCCATAAGGTCATGAGGATACGGATTCGCTAGCAAGTCGTGAATGATGTCGTTTGCGGTCACAGCTTCGCTTTGTCGATTGTCTCCTGCGCCTCTTTCCACGCAAGGCTTAGCTCCAGCCTTTCATCGCCAGTCGGCTCATCAGCGGACATGCGCGCCGTGATTGCAAGGTGAAGGCGTTTGATTAACGCTAGCTTGCTGTCGTTTTCAGCCTTCGCCGCGTTGAGTTCGCGTTCTAGCTTACCAACAAGTCGCCCGTCCGCTACGGCAGAAAACTGCCATTCTTGGCAACCTTGTTGTTCAAAGTAGTGCTGCAAAGTTAAAGCGGCGGCGTGAACTTCTTCTGGGATGTTAACAAAAGGAATGTATTGTGGAGGTGGTGGTGTATCGCTCATGACTCTCCTTTCGCGGCTGAGATTAGACGGGCGCGGACAAAAATTAAACTTTGATTGTGCTGATCAAAACAATCCCAAAGATCATCGATTGAAACCGCCTCCATCCGCTTCACCGCGTCTTGAAGCTCTTTGCGTAGATCGTTGATCGTCGCCATGTCCTCAGCGCGTAAAGTCGCTAATTCGTGGGCGAGCAATTCCATGCCGTCATACTCTCGCTTCTCAACGAGTTCGATAAGCTTGTCGCCGTCTTGGTAAGGGTAGGTTTTTATTTCCATAGATTGAGGGTTAAGCCGAGGGCTTCGGCGCGTTGGGCTGCGGTGGCGTGAACAGCTTTCCATAGCTCGGCATCATCGAGCCTTTGCGTTCCGAAAAGGTGGTAAAAATAACTTCGCCGCTGTCCATTAGTCAGCACCTTCTCCAGCTCATGCACCGCGTTGAGGTCGTTGAAGTAGTCGGGAGGCTCCTCTGTTTGCCATTCAGCATTGCCTGGGCGGTGCCAGCACATAAGAGCAAAAGGCTTGTCAAATTCCGCAACATGTTCAGCACATTTCCACCCACCAGCCTCAGCCAGTTTGATTCGTTTTTGTTCTTGGGTCATTTCGATGCCTCCCAGAGGGTGAGGATTTGCTGGAGAAGATCTTTAGAGTCATCTTGAGCACAGAATGAATCGCAGGTTGCTTGAAACTCCAAAGCTTTCACCACCACCAACAAACACTCCGCCAAAGCTGGCGAGATGTTGTGGGATCGGGCGATGAAAACACCATCAATTCTTCTGTCTGAGTTACATATGAAGGCGTTACCTATGAAGTCAGAAATCACGTCGTTGTGGGTTACAATCCATCGCCCCTGTGTGATCGTCTTCGACAGTTCCAAGAACTCGCGGAGTTCTCGCTTCAAGTTTTCGATTCGGTCTTTCATTGCACGTCCTCCTTGATAAGGCAAGCGGTTGGAAGTGTCGCTGAGTCTCTTTCGCTTTCGTTAAACCAGTAGCAGATCGCTGCGTTTTCTGGGGTAAAGGTGGCAATCGTCATCATCGGCCCTCCGCTCTTCAGTCGAACAACGTCACCGACTGCGTGAGTCCGAACGACTTGGGTTTGGTCTGGGACTGGGTTTGTTTGCGGTGCGTCGGCATAGCGCCAGCCGATAATTTGACTGCTAAGGCTTGGCTTTTCATCCCAAAGGCATAATTTAGCTTTTCCAATTTTACCTAGCATTTTATCGCCAAGCACTATTTCAACCACAGCCTCACCATCACAAGGCATCGGATCGCCTGGGGTGTGCTTTGTCCACGTCTTGCCGTGGGACTCGAAAATGTCGGGTTTGGGTTTGATGCGCCATCCATATTCTGGATGCTCCCCTATTTCTTGAACTCCTTGAATATAGTCCCGCCAGCCTGCGCTACCTTGCCATTGAATCACTTTCCCTTCCGCATGAGCCTTCTTCAATTCTGCATACGGATCAGCCTCCAGCTTTTCGAGGAAGGCTTTGGCGATGGATAGGCGGTTGGGCGCTTCTTCGCGCCAAATTTGACTACTTCCCATTGTGGTGTCAAGGTCGCATCCATCTCCTCGGACTCCCATTGGGAAAGCGGCATCAATAGCTGCCTGAATCTGTTGTTCTGTGTATGTCGTTTTCATGTGTGATGTTGAGTTTAAACAAAAAGGCCGAGACACCTGCTAGAATGTCTCGGCCCGTTGCGGCTGTCGCTTCGGATAGGACACGCCTAGCAGAGCGCAACCAATTAGACCGCTAATCTTCACGGCTATTTGGTGCCGTCAAATTAAATTAACTTCTTGCCATCATTCTCATTTGTGAGAATATCGCGCATGGCCTCTCCTACAATTTTAAGAACCGTCACGGCTACCGCGTCATACGTCGCGCTCGAGGCCATCCCTGCCACGCAGGTTAGCATCCTCAACGGAACGTCTGGAACACTGGTAATTCAGCACAACGGCGACGCAGGGACAAACAAGGAAGTCACGATTCCTGTAGGCGGATCGGTGGCTCTAGGCGTGGCCGCTTCCTCTTCCGAGCTTAGCATCAAATCGGCCAGCGGAACAACGGGCGTGTGCATTGCAATCGACTACCAACCATGAAGAACGCTTTTTCATCCTCGGCTTTTAGTCCTAGTAGCAGTGATGCCACGAAACTGCCACTAACTGGCGGGACGTTAACGGGGGCGCTTACGGTTAACGTTGCCTCTGGTAACTTGATCGTTGGCCAGTTGTCAGGCTCTGAAAAATTCAAGGTTACCTCTGACGGCGTCCTGTCGCTCGGCAATAATTTCAACGCGCAGACTTACGGCGTCGCGGATAGCTGGACTCTTGGCCTGCAAGGGAATGCGACTTGTGCATTTTATGGCAGCTCTACCGCAGCCAATCGGCAAATTCGCATGAGTGGTGGCGGCTACTTTGGATGGTCGGCGGGATCGCCGGACGGTGCTTTAGACTTGATCTTAAACAGGAACGCGGCCGCAGCGCTTCAGCTTGGGGCAAATCATGCCACGACTGCCACGAACCAGACGATTAAAGCTCACAACGTGACCACGGGCACAGGCGCGGATCTATGCCTAAAAGGCGGAACTGGAAGCGTGGCGAATGGTGTTGTCTCTTTCGGCGTTCGTTCTGCCATCGGTGCGGAAACGATCACAGGTTTTATCACGATTAAGGACGAAGCCGGAACCGTCCGCAAACTCGCAGTAGTTTCATAATACCATGAACATTCCAATCACATTCGACGCAGAATATCAAAGCGCAGTCGATGGACTCCGCGCAAGATACAACACAGCCACAGGCCAAAGCTTGACCGAACCGCAATATCACGCCGCCGTGCTCATGGGCTTTTATGCTGGCGAGGTTAGGGCGCTGTTCGATCAAACCGTTTCAAGTATCGGCTCCGCTGCTGCCGCCTTGCCATACGCTGACAGGCAAGCGCTAATTGCTCAAATTCAAGCTCAATTGCCATGAATAAAGCCGCATTAATTCAAGCAATTCAAGAGTCAATGAACGCGCAGTTTAACGCTGGATTCAAAGCTGGCGCGCTGAACGCAATTGTTGAGGCTTTACATCCAGAACCAACGCCGGAACCAACAACGGAACAACCAACAGAAGAAACGCCATGAGTCCTGAACAACTACTCCTTGCAGCTCTCTCGGCGGTCTCTGGCTGTCTGTGCTTCCTCTTTCGCATCATTTGGGCACGGTCCATGGAGTGCGAGAAATGGCGAGCTGAAAAAGAACCGCTGATTCTTGCCATGGCTAAGAGCTTGGGGCTAGCTCAAGGAGCTGCTGAAATGGTCAACTCTTGCCATATCAAAGCCTGTCCGTTTGCTGGCAAGCTTGATCCGACTTATTCAATCGAAGCCAACAAAGAACACAAGAAGCCGAAACTATGAATCCGATTACCAACTGGAAAACGACCATCTTAGGCTTTGCCGGAGCCGCATTCGTGGCGGTGCAAACCTTCACCTCAACGGGCGGCGACATTACCAACTGGAAACAATGGATTCTTCCTGCTTTGATTGCAGGCATCGGCGCTATCCTACCTGACCCAAAGTCTGGCAATGGCGGCATGAAACTTCCTTTAGTGATGCTTTGCTTCTTCTGCCTGTGCTCTTGCGAAACCATGACGCCAGAACGCACGCGAGCCTTGGCAGATGTAGGCTTGGCCATTCTTGAATCTCGCGGCTATGTTGCGCCGAAAGACGCCGATGATATACGGCTGTTAGGCAATGAGGTGCTGCCGCTAAGGCCACCCGTAGCGCTGTCTAGTAAATGATGGGTTAACCACTCTCACAGCTTGATTGCTTTGAGCGTGGGGATAAAAAGACGCATGACCATTTTAACTACAATCCTAGGAATCATCTTCGCCTTTATTGCAGTCGGGTTGCTGGGAACAATCGCTTTGTTTTATTCGTGCGACAGGGCGGCACTTGCTGAATCGAAAAAGAAAAATGAGCGCTAAACTTCCATCGGCATTAGTCCAAATCGCCTCAAAAGAAATAGGCGTATCCGAGGTTAACGGCACTAACTGCGGGCCTCGCGTCAATGAATACAAGGCCGCGACTTGGCTTGATAGTAGTGTAGGATGGGCGTGGTGTGCGGCTTTTGTTTGCTGGTGCGTCCGCGAGGCAATGCAAGCAACTGGCGTGACCGAATCCGCCACGTTTAAACGTCCGCGAACTGCTGGCGCATGGGATTTTGAAAACTGGAGTCTTGCGCAAGGTAGCGAGACAAGCACAAAGAAGCCGCACCGTGGAGATATCCAGGCTGGTGATATTGTAATCTTTAAATTCTCCCATATCGGCATCGCTATTTCTGCACCTGATAAGGCTGGCAACGTCTCTACCATTGAGGGAAATACGGACGGTAAAGGATCGCGTGAAGGCGGGGCTGTGTTGCGCAAAGTTCGCAATGTTTCGTCTATTCGGTCACGCATTCGGTTCACGGTTTAAAAAAGTTGATACAAATGTATTTTTGTATTTGACGGATTAAAAGTCGTGTGATTATAGTGGCGTGTCATTAAGACAACATCACATAATGAACATCACCGCAAAATACTGGCAAGACAATAAAGGCAATCTACGCAAGGCGAAAAAAGTTAGCATTGGCTACGCTGGCGGAGGTGACTGCAACACCATTCGAAACTGGGTTCGCCGCGAATACATGCCGATCATTTTTACAGGCTCAAAAGATGAGGCTGAAAAAGTAGTTCAAGAACTTGGCGGTGAAATGCTGGCTTAATTAATTCTAGGGGGCCGCATCCTACACGCGCTTTTATTATGACAACCCAAATAGACATACCCGACGCCTTGCATACGCAGGCCAAAACATACGCCGCACAAAACGGCACCACGCTTAAAGCTTTGGTTAATGAAGGGCTTTCGGAATTGCTCAAGCGTAAATTTCCAGCTACTCCAAAGCGGCTCAGAAAGGGGGAGCGAGTATGAGCACACCACAAATAAACGACGGAGGCTATATTCACCCAACTCCAATGGTTGTCACACCTACAGGCGAGTTGATGGCAACCACTTGCTACGGTTCCTTTGGCGGCATGACTCTCCGCGACTGGTTCGCAGGGCAGGCTTTGATTGCTCTACCTCATCGCGGCTGCGGTGCAGATCTTGACCATTATGACACTGCTCAAGCTGCCTATCAAATCGCAGACGCCATGATCAAAGCACGGGAGGTGAAGCCATGATCGACCTCGACCTATTCAAACCGTGGATTATCCATCTCAACCACGGCCATCGTCAATGGTTCGCTTATTCGTTGGGGCGGATCGTCTCTCAAGGCTATCAACTTCACGAAACCAACGAAGTCACAGTCTGGGACGGCAAGCCAATCACGTTCAAGAAAGACGATTGCTACATCACAGTAATCCGCGACATCGGCCGCACCGAATACGGCCACCGATCCGGCTTAGTTCTCATGAACGAGGCCGAGACATACGAGGTTAAGCTCTCAGTGAACACGCCGCTGGAAGTCGTTTTCTGCGCGGTCAAATACCTTCACAATGAAGACTAAAAGCGCCGTCCTTCTTATCATTCTGTTTCACATCCTATTCTTCATCTTCACAGCATGAGCTACGAACAACAAAAGATCTACTCAAGCCGCGACACAACGCCGCGAATGCGCCGATTAGCTGCACAACGTGACGCCAAGCGCGCTCAAGTCCAGATTATCCTTTCAGCCATCGCAGGCGGCATCTTGCTAGGGCTTCTTATTATCTGCCTTTCATTCCTTTAATATTACCATGATTATTAACATCACACTTAAAGATCCAGACGGCGTTTACGATGCTATTCAAGACGCTGCTGAAGAGCAGGTAAACGCCATCACAAACGTAACTGCTTCCGAAAAACGCCAGCTTATTCAGTCGCGTCACTTTCAAATCGACAAGGAGTTAGAGCCATGGATTGAATACAGCGAATACGTCCGCCTTCAAATCGACACTACAACCAAAACCGCAACCGTCCTTCTCAACAAATAACATCGCATCATTATGTCATCACAACTTACCACTACCGCCAAACCATCCGCGCTTGCCACTATGGCGGGCAAGTTTAACGTCGATCCCGCCAAGCTTCTAAGCACGCTCAAGAATACCGTGTTTAAGGGCGCATCTGACGACGAGCTTATGAGCCTTGTCATTGTCGCTAATGAATACGGCCTGAATCCGCTCACAAAGGAAATTTATGCCTTCCCTGCTAAAGGAGGCGGCATCGTTCCTGTTGTCTCCATCGACGGCTGGCTACGAATGATGAATGACCATCCGCAGTTCGACGGCATTGAGTTCGAGTTCTGCGAGTCTGACGGCAAGCTTATTTCATGCACGGCCATGATTTACCGGAAAGATCGCAAGCATCCAACTAGCGTCACTGAATACCTGGGCGAATGTCGTCGTAACACTGACCCGTGGAAGATGGAGCATCGCATGTTGCGTCACAAAGCAACGATTCAATGCGCTCGCGTGGCGTTTGGTTTCAGCGGCATCACTGACGAAGATGAAGCTGAGCGTATTGGAGCTGCTCGCGACGTGACGCCAAAGGCCACAGAATCCAAGCTTTTCAAGGAGGTTAAGGACATTCCAAATCCTCCTATTTACAAATCTCTGGCAACGTCGCCAGCGACCGACTCCGCGCCTGAACATTCCGATGTGTGCAAACAGGTTAATGCGGAGTCGGAATCTCTTTCCCTAGACGGCGGCGATGCCTCACCATCCGAGACACTGCGCGGACGTTTGGCCGCTGCTCGCGTGACATGGCCGGACGTTTACGGGGTCTTGGCAGATCAAGGCTTGGCTGACTCTGAATACGTCGTGATGAGCGAGGCTCCTAGCGATGTCATTTCGGCAGCACTGGCGCAGTTTGATAAGATCGTTGAAATTCTGAAAGGAGGTAAATAATATGAGCGCACAACATACACCTGGGCCTTGGAGTATCATCACAAGTGATACATGTGATCTTTACGCCGGCATTGAATCAGATAATTTTTCTATCGTGGTAATCGGATACCCAGAAGAAGATGATGACGGCGGCGTTCGCGGTAGGACTTTAGAGGAGGCCACAGCAAACGCCCACTTAATCGCCGCCGCTCCTGATTTGCTAGAGGCTTTGGAGGCAGTCATGCCTTATATTGTAGGAGACAAATGCGTGCCTTGGCAAAAGGCGCAATCAGCCATCGCCAAAGCGAAAGGAGAAGCTAAATGAGCACTTACAACAATCCATTCCCAGACGCCTCTAGCGCATCTGAAATGCATCGCGTATCAAATTGTCCACCGTCTAAAAAGATGGCAAGGCACACCAAAGACTACAGCGATAAGAAAGATGCCAACAAGGGCAACCAAGTTCACGACATCCTTGCGGGTGAAGTGGATGAAGATGAATCGCCATTCGATGCGGTCCAGACTGCGGAGATGTGCAATGACCAAGCCGAAAAGCTGCTGGCTAAGTGGCAAGATGCCAGTTTAGACACGCCGCTAGGCTTGAAAGAACTTCGCTACGGGTTAACCGAACTCGGCGGAGTCGTGCGAGTTGATGACCAAACAAAGGCGCGGATCCTTTTTACTGGGCAATTTGATTTGTTATACATCCAAGGCGGTGCGGGGCTGTTGATCGACTTCAAGGCGCTGCATGGGAAACACCCTAGCGCTATTGAAAACCCGCAGTTGATGAGCTTGGCTGTATTGGTAGCGAAGAAACACAAGCTAGCGTCCGTTCGCGTGGCGTTAGTACAGCCGTGGAAAGGCAAGCCAACGACGGCGGATTTATCAACCGCGGGCTTAGAACTGGCTGAATCGTGGTTGCTTGCAACACTGGAAGCTGAGCGGGTTTCAACGCTGGATGATCGCAAGTCGGGCGACTGGTGCCACAATTGCGCGGCACGTTTTGGGTGCCAAACCTTCCGAGATGCCCAGTTGCAAGAGATCGAGCGCATTGAACCAATGACGATCGCAGGCATGGACGACAAAACGCAGTCCGCTGCAATGTGGGCACGAGCTAACGAGTTGACGCCTGAGCAGCATATTGCGGCCTACAATGGTCTAGCGATGGTCAAGCGCTACGCTCACGCAATCGAGGCGAGTTTCAAGGCGCGTGTGGAAGCTGGTGAAATCCCAGGCTATACGACGCGGGAGAAAAAGGGCAAGCGCTCAATCTCGGACGTGGGCAAGGTGTTTGCTGCTTGTGCTTCTCACGGGGTTACGGCGGATGCTTTCACCGCTGAGTGCTCAATTGGCCTCGGATCGGTCAAGGAGTTGCTCAAGAATGCGACTCATGCAAAAGGCAAGGCGCTGGATAAATTGAGCGACGAAGTCTTGACGGGCTGCGTTGACACTGGCAAGGGTTCGTTGGAAATTGTCAAGGTTGGACAGTTGGAATAGGGTAGGAACATCACAAAACATTTGCCAAGGTCTGCAATTTGACGTATCAATTAGATATGAAATGCCAAGTTCATTCCTGCTCTGAATCTGTTTTTGCAAAAGGCTTTTGCCGTTCGCATTACAAATGCTTTAACCGTATTGGAAAGCCTGTTGCTGACAGGCTTACAATTCACGGCTCCATTGAAAAAAAGTTTTCCATTCGGTCACAAGCTCGAAATGAAAATGGATGCTGGATATGGAGCGGGAGTAAAGATCCTGACGGCTACGGCAATATTCGTGACGGTCAAAAAATGAAGCGCGCCCACCGCGTTTCATGGGAGCTTCACAATGGGCCGATTCCATCTGGCGTTCACATCCTTCACAAGTGCAATAACCCTTCATGCGTTAACCCTCAGCATTTAAAGCTTGGTAATCATACCGAGAATATGCAGGACAGGAAAGCCAACGGCAGGCCGTGGCATTCCGACAACCATAAGGAAGTGATGCGCGAGAAGATGAAAGGCCGCGCGATTACATGGGGCGCTAAACTGTCGGAAGCCCTCAAGAAGCTTACGCCTGAGCAATGCCTCGACATCCTGAGCCGCACGGCCAAGGGTGAGAAAGTAATCAATCTTGCTGCTGAATTTGGAGTTCATCGCACGACCATTAGCAAAATCAAAAAGAACACTTATTAAATGACCTCCAACTACTCCGAGCACATCGAGCAGCGCGCCCTTGTGGCGTGGGCCACGATCCAAAGCAAAACGATTCACGAGCTTGCCGCACTCTTCTCGGTGCCTAATGGGGCGCACGTTTCAAAAGCGCAAGCAGGCAAGCTCAAGTCTGAAGGCTTAAAAGCTGGCGTTCCTGACCTGTTCCTTGCGATTCCTCGCGGTGGCTACTCAGGAATGTTTATCGAAATGAAACGCATTACGGGCGGCATTGTCTCGGAAGCACAGAAAGAATGGCATCGCAGGTTGACGGAGAACGGCTATAAGGTCGTAGTCTGTCGCGGCTTCGATGTCGCAAAGGAAGAAATTATCAAATATCTCAAATCATGAAAAAACTAAACATATCAATCAATCTACTCCAACTTCAAGGAGCCTGCAAAGCCACAATCAAAGGTGAGGAGTGCGTTGTCATTCGACTCGCTAAATCACGCGCTAAGCCGCATCAAAACGGCAAGGTTTACCTGAATCTTGAGGCGGTCAGCAACAAGAACGGCGTGGACGATTACGGCAATACGCATTTTGTCGTGGAGCCACAAACCAAGGACGAGCGCGAAAACGGGGCCGATAAACTGCCAATCATTGGCAATGGTAAGGAGTGGTCGAATGAAGGGCAGCAAACGCAACCAGCGCGCACGACTCGGCAGATTCCGAGGGCGCAGCCGCAGGTTGAAACTGATTTAGAAGATCAAGACTCCATACCCTTTTGATATGAAAACTCAAAACATCACACTGAGACCATACCACAATCCTAAAGGCATCGACGAAAGTTTAGTGCCAAACGGCTTTAGATTCCGGTATGCCAACGAGATGCGGACTAAAACCACAAACCAGAATCTTAAATTTTGGAGCAGCCGTGGCGAATGGCAGCAGGCTCGGCTCCACGGCATCGACCCATTGGCAACCTACATCGTCCCAGTCGCATGATCGCCCGAAACATCACCAAATCCCTGCCAAAAGAGCAAGTCAAACGACTCATCCAGCGATGGCACGCGATCCGCCACTCAGGCTACACGAAAGCCAAAGCCGAAAAGCGCATCGGTTACACTGTCGAAAAGATGACGAGATGGGCGGAGGGTTATAACCTGGAGTTTAAATCATGACTCTCAAATCTGAGAATGTTATGGACAAGGTAACGGGTAGAGAGTAAATAAAGACTTGCCGATTAACAGGACTGGACCCCTGCGGCATTACATCCTATGAATCAAAAATCCTTCAATTCTGCTCACCGTGCCGTCATAGGCGGGGTCCACATGGCGAGTAGAGTTGAGGGTTTTTTATGTCTATGAAACCAACCCGAAAGCCCATTAGTAAATCAATTCGCTTTGCTGTATTTGCGCGAGATCAGTTCAAATGCAGATATTGCGGAACCGATGCCAATAGCGTCAAGCTTGTCATTGATCATATTATTCCAGTAAAAGTCGGCGGAAGCTCTGAGTCTGACAATTTGATTACAGCCTGCGAACCGTGCAATCAAGGCAAGTCGGCGCATGTCCTGCCTATGGGGCTGAGTGACACTGAGCGCGCCAAGATTAATCAGGAACGTGAATACCTTATTGAAATAGCCAAACTTGCCAAACGAGCTGAGAGGGCAAAAAAGAAGCTGCGCCAGACGCTTGTCAATAAGTGGTGCTCGGAAGTAGGCAGGGATAATATGGACCGCCGAGTTGCTACCATGCTTGTCAATTTTGCCGAGCAGCACGGGCCAGAGGACGTCATGGACTGGATTGAAATAGCCGTTGATCGAATTGGCGCTTACAAGAAAGACAACGATCTGGCTCGGTATGTATGCGGAATTCGAAAAAGAAAAATGGAGGAATCAAATTAATGAAGCGTTTTACCGAAACAAACAAATGGGAAGATCCATGGTTCAGGAAGTTGAAGCCTGAAATGAAATTGCTCTGGTCGTGGCTTTTGGATAGCTGCGATAACGCCGGAGTGATAGACCTGGATATTGAGCTGGCATCATTTCAGATAGGGTATTCATACCCTATAGATACTCTATCAGAATTTGCTCATAGGGTTATCAAATTGCAGTGCGGGAAGTTCTTTATTCCTAAATTCATTGAGTTTCAATACGGCAATCTTTCGAGAGAGTGTAAGGCTCATAATCCAATTTTCTCAAGTCTTGAAAAACATGGTTTGAAAGGGTATCCAAAGGGTATCCATACCCTACAAGAAAAGGAAAAGGATAAAGAAACGGAAACGGAAACGGAAAAAGAGCCGCAAAAAAAAGAAAAACGGGCTAAAGCCTCCACGATTCCAGATGACGAATGGATGAATCAACTCAAAGCCGATTCAGCTTACAACGGAATTAATATCAGCGCAGAATTTCAACGAGCGCATCAATGGTGCCTGAAAAACAATCGACAAAACACACGGCGATTTTTTCTCAACTGGTTATCGAAATGCGAGAAACCTTTGACCATCAAACCCAAGATCAATCAACCAAGATCCTGCTTATGACCTTACCACACTCCAACGAAGCAGAAAGCTCACTGATTTCCTGCTTTCTCCAAGATCCCACAAACCGGATAGGAGACGCCCGAAACACCCTCAACGTCTCCGCATTCCATAGCGATGCCCATAAACGCATCTTTACCGCCCTTGTGGCACTCTACGACAAAGGAGCGCCGATTGACCCGCCGCTAATCACTCAGCACTTCCGAAACAGAGGGGAATTGGAGGCCGTTGGTGGAGCTGCTTACATCTCGGAGTTGTTTTGCTTCATTCCAAATCCGGCGCATTACCTTGAATACAAGCGGGTAGTTCAGGACAAATACCTCGCCAGAAGGAACATTGAAGCTCATCAAGCTGCTCTTGAGGCGTTTCAAAACGAATCTCTACCCATCGCTGACGCCATCGAAAAAGCTCAAGCCGCACTGGATGCCGTGGAAAATGCCGTCGTTCGCAAGCTCTCAAGAATCACGATCCGTGAGGCTATTGGCCAAACGATGAATGAAATTGAAGAACGAATGAAACGAGGTGGAGCGCTGCCGGGATGGACGACGGGTTTTCCAATGATCGACGCCAAATGCGGCGGATTGCAAAAGGGTCGAGTCACGGTATTCGCTGGACTGCCAAGCGATGGGAAAAGCGCCATTATGCAGAATTGCGCGAGAAATGCGCTGGTATCTGGCGCTAAAGTGGCTTGGTATTCGTTAGAAATGCCCAATACGGAGCAGACACTGCGGCTTTTGTGTGAGGACAGCGGAGTTGATAATGGAGCGCTTTACAGTGGCCTTATGAGCCGAGGACAGCAGGACATGCTCAGAAGGTCGATTCAGTCGCTTTCGGATATGGGCTGTGATTTGGTGAATACTGATACCGCGAGCGCATCGGAGATTCTGGCAGACATTGAGCACGGAGGCTATGACATCGCCGTTGTGGACTACTTGCAACTTATGGAAGATGAAGGCCGGAAGGGTGCAACAAGGGAGGAGATCATCGCCCGTATTTCGCGCAGGATGAAACAAGTAGCCAAGCGGACGGGAACGCATATTTTGACGGCTTCTCAGTTGAATGATTCCGGCAAGCTTCGAGAATCCCGCGCCATTGGTCAGGATGCGGATGGCGTATTTATGATTTCCAAAGTCGAAAAAGAGAATGGCGAAGGGACTGATGACACGCTAAGGAATCTTTGGTGCGACAAGAACCGAGGCGGATCACGTCACTGGACGCTGCCGCTTGCTTTTAACGGTCCTACGTTTACGTTTAAGGAAATTGCAGAATGAAATTGAACGATTAAACTCACACAAGACTATGGCGAAATCAGAGATTGAAAACACGCAGGACAGCAACGCCATAGGCGTTATGTGCAGTGCCCTTGTTCGGCGTTTGTCGGCGTGGGCATGGCGTGACCAGATGCAACTCCAGCAAAACGTGAACGAAGATGCTCAGGCTCTCGTGGATGCACTGAAGCGCGGCGAAAGAGCTGACGCATACTGCGGATACGGCAGAGACGGGCAAGCGACGAACTACCGAGACGAACTGTGGTTCTCGCTCCGTGCGCTGAAGCCGAACGATCAAGGTCTGGCGACGGCGGGCGCTGGACTCTCGAAACCATGACAGGCAACTCCCCGCCGTTGCCAGCACTGCCGGGTTCAGCCCGAAACCACGCAAACCGATGAAACTAGAAGAAGCACGATCAGAAAGCCTGAAAAGCCAAGACTACCAAGCAGGATGGAACGCCGCTCACCACGACGTGACCGTTAATGGAACATGGTTCTCGATAAACAAGATCGAGGAACGCGGGTTCTCGCAAGACTACGTTGAGGGATACTTCGCGAGTCAAGACAACCTCTTGGAAGCACGCGCCGAAGCTAGGCTGAACATTGTCGAACAGAAACAAAATTGATGATATTGAGCACCCGTCCGCTTAAAAGCTACATCCAACGAATAAGCTTGACACAATTTCCACAAAGTGAGTAAAATCTTGAAAAGCGGAGTAATTGAGGGATAATCGAAATATGGAAACGACATCACAAGAACTCCCTCTCAGCGTTACTGATCAGATTTACGCTAATAATGAAGCGTTTAGCAAAGAGTTCGCGGACGCATGGAATGCTTATCTTGATAAAATGCTGAAAAAGGAGGAATTGAAATGCCAGCACTGAAGAATCAAAAGCACGAGAAGTTTGCTCAGGCTGTAGCATTGAATACGCCAGCGGCTCAGGCTTATCGTGATGGCTGGAATTGCTCAGATGCAACGGCTGAGACGAACGGCCCAAGACTTGCAAGAGATGCTCAGGTGACGCTCAGGATTGCAGAGCTTCGTGAAAAAGTGGCAGACAAGGCCGAAAAGAAGTTCGACATGTCCAAGGACAAATGGCTTGAACGACTCGCCAGAATTGCCGCAAGTGCCGAGGAAGTAGCCGACTTTTCAGCAGCTACGGGGGCTTTACGAGAGATTGGCAAAGGTGCGGGACATTACGCGCCTGAGAAGGTCGAGCATTCTGGAGCTACTGAAATCGTAATCAGGAAGTTATGAGCCGCACAATCAAGCAGCCATACCGCAAGAGCAGGCGATTTGATCGCTCCTGCCGGAATCATGGCAGTTGCTCGTATTGTCTCGGCAATCGAATGCATAAGCACCGCAAGCAGGAGGCTAGAGCTAATGACCATTGAACTACCTCACCGCTTCACGCCTCGTGATTACCAGCTCCCAATGTGGCGAGCCATGGACGAATCAAAGCGGTGCTTGATGGTGTTTCATCGCCGCGCAGGTAAGGACAAGTTATGCTTTAACCGACTCATTACCAAAGCTGTAGAAAAGCCGTGCAACCTAGCTTATTATTTTCCAACGGCAGCACTAGGCCGCAAGGCTTTATGGACTAACGTGGACGTGACTAATGGAATGCGCGTCATTGACCACATCCCGAAAGAGCTGCTAGCCAAGCCACCGAATCAGACGGACATGCGGATTGAGCTCATCAACGGCAGCACGATCCAGATTCTAGGGACTGACAACCTAGACGTTGTGGGCGGCAACTATTACGGCGTCGTGTTCTCCGAGTTCCAGAATCAAAATCCTCTAGCTTGGGACTACACGCGCCCGATTCTGGCAGAAAATGGCGGCTTTGCATGGTTCAATGGCACACCTCGCGGAGAGAATCACTTCTTCGACATGCTCAAGATGGCGGCAGCGAACGAGTCGTGGTTCTCCCAGGTGCTCAGCGTTGAGGACACGAAAGCTATTACGCTGGCACAGATCGACGAGGAAAGACGATCGGGAATGTCTGAGCCGCTGATTCGACAAGAGTTTTATTGCGACTTCAACATTGCCAACGAGAACGCTATCTACGGGCGATACATGACGAAAGCGGCGGAACAAGGTAGAATTGGACCATTCCCGATTGATGGACGTTCGCCAGTGCATACTTTCTGGGATCTTGGAGGGCCTCGAAACACTGCCGTTTGGTATGGTCAACGCGTGCCATTTGGTGGCTGGCGTTGGATTGACGTTGATATTGGCCCTGTTGGAGCTGATGACACGATTCTGTCAAGGTTCGCCCACATGAACGCGAAGGGCTACAAATACGGCAAGCACTTCATGCCGCATGATGCGCGCCAGACTCAACGCAACGGCGTGACGTTTGAGGCCGATGCCATCACGGCAGGTTTCAAGAACATTCAGGTCGTGCCTGTTATCCCTGACGTTTGGATGGGAATTGATTACGTTATGGGCCTTATGCCTACGTTTGAGTTTCGCCTGCCAGCTTGCGAGCGTGGCGTCAAAGCGCTTAAAGCTTACGAGTCCGCGCCGGATTCAAGCTCTGGAATTGTCCGCAATGTGCCGCTTCGCACTTGGGCGTCACACGTTGCCGATGCTGTCCGAACGATGGCGGAGGCTGATAGACTTGGCTTGATTCCTGGCTATAACGGTCCAGAGTCACCAGCAAGACGACGAAACGACACTCAGGATACAGGAGGTTATTGACATGACATCACATTACGTTGCTGACAAGGAATGGAATCAAGTGCTTGATCGCGCCAAAATGAACCGCTCCCACAAATGCTCATATTGCGCTTCAACTTACACCGCTGAACGCTGCCCGTCGTGCGGTGCATCGCATCCAATTGATTTGAAATCGGATCGCATTAAGGTTAAGATCGGTCCGCCCGTTAGAGTGTTAAATAAAAGAGTCGTTAAACTTGAAATAGTATGACATCACAAAAACAAGCCAAAATCGACTTCAGCGGCATTACGGACTGGAACCAAACAAACGAGGCAATTGCTAAGCAGTTGAGATGCTGTGAAAAATCGGTGCGAACCGCCCGAAGAGCCAGAGGCCTGCCAAGAGCGCCAGATAAAGCTAAGTGCTCAATATTGAAAGAAAGGCTTTCACGAATCAGGGATGAAGCATGGAAGGAATACGGCAATCACCATATCGCTAGAATTCTAGATTGTTCAGTGACTGCCGTTCGAATGTTTCGAGTGACTAACGGCAAGCCAGCTTTAACTCGCAGGTGAAGTTTTATCAACACCCATCAAATAACGATCAAATGACACCACAAAAAAGAGCCGCCATCGTTGCCGCTGAACTCGGCATGGACTTCACGAAGACGCTTCTGGAGCATCTGGACGAATCGAGTTACATTTACAGCTCGCCTGACTGTTTTATTCTGGCTGTGGATGCCGTGAGGGAATTTGGCGAGGACTGCCAGCAAGAAGCTGTGTTTGTGACTTTAGCTTGTGGGAATATGCGTGAATTTATGGACATTGACCCAAGGCGAGAAACCCGCGTTTGGCTTGGTTTTTGTAGAGTTAACGGCGGAGAGGTCCACTGGATCGAATACCAAAGGGCTAGGAGAATGGCAAATAAAGATCCCTTAATGACTTTTGAGGCGTGTCTTGATCTTCAAAAGATCCGGTAACAATAAACTTGCTTGGCGTAGTTTCTCAAAATTGAGTTGCCTAATCTCTCAAAAGTGAGAATATCGCGGCATTATGGCCGATGTATTCGATCTACTAATTCCCGCGCCTGCTGTTTACAGCCGCATTGGCTGGCAATCGCTACCTCCTTGCAACGGAGGAAAAGCCAAAGCACCTACACCGCCACCCGCGCAACCCGCGCCAGTGCGTGCAGATTCAGCGGCTGGCGAACAAGCTTACACCGCCGCAAGTCGCAGGCAGGGGTTACGCTCAACAGTCAATCCAGCTAACCCTTTAGCGCCGTCGTCTGCCCTTGGTGCCATGGGTAAACTTGGCGTAGGCGGTGAGGGCGTGATGATTAACAACGCCAAAACGGCAGCCGCCAAGCCCAAACTCACCGGAATCGCCGCAGCGATGGGAGGCTTGAAATGAATTACCAAGACGAAGGCACCGAGCAGACAAAAGCCTGGGTCAAGAAAAATGACAGGCTCAAGGGCGAGCGCGAAGTCTGGGAAACCATGTGGCAAGAGATCGCCGAACACGTTTTCCCGCGCAAAGCTGGCGTCACTCAGAAAGACTACACGCCCAATAACCAGCGTGATGCTTACCTTTACGACGGCACCGCGAAAGACAGCCTAGAACGTGCCGTTGCTGGTTACATGACGTGGACCACTGACAAATCACAGCCGTGGTTCGAGTTCACGCCCACCTTGCAGCATCGCAACTCTGAACCTGTTAAGAACTGGTTACGTGAATGCTCCATGCTTGGCGCTGAGTATGTCGCTAACTCTAACTTCTACGCTGAACGGCACGAAAGCCTTTTCGACAAGTGGGGCTTTGGGACAGACTGCCTATTTTCGCAGGTGACGCCAGACAGGCAGACACGATTTGAAAAGATTCGCGTAGGAACTTACGTCTTTTGGACTGATTGGATGGGCCGTGCTGAAGGTTTGATCCGCGAGTTTGACCTCACCGCATCGCAGGCTGAAGGGCAGTTTGGCCGCGAGAATCTGCCGAAATGCATCACGGACGCGTTGACCAACGACACGGGCAAGAAGTTCACTTTCCTTCACATTGTAGAGCCACGTCCGGCCAAAGATCGAGGCGATGGCACAGGCTACGAGGTCGGCAAACGAAAGGCTTTCCTCTCGGCCTACGTTGAGAAATCGTCGTGCAAGATCGTCCAAGAGGGCGGCTTTGATTCGTTCCCGTTCACCGTTGGCAGATTCCTCAAGTGGGACGCCATGCACGGCGAAACAGAATGGGGCTTTGGTCCTGGCTTCTCGCTGCTTCCTGAGTCTCGGCAGCTCAATTTCATGTCTAAAATGATGGACGTTTACAGTGAGAAGACTGTATTCCCTCCGCTCATGGTGCCGGATACCTACGAGGGCACGCTCAAGACTTCCGCACGCGCAACGAATTACTATCCCGCCGGCGTCGGCGCTGATTCGATCTTCCCGTTGCAAGTAACGGGCGATTGGTCCGTTGCGATGGAACGGCTCAAGATGCGCCAAGAAATGATTAAGCGCGTCTGTCACCTCGACATGTTCCAAATGTTCGCCCAAAACGCGGCAGCTAACCGAGAGATGACGGCTTATGAGGCGTCTCAATTGGCAGGCGAAAAGCTTGAGGCCATCTCTCCCGCGTTTGATCGTGACACCACCGAGTCAATCAACCCTCACGTCATTCGCTGCTTTGAAGGCTGGGCTGAGAACGGGATGCTTCCGCCGCCACCCGAAGAGGCTATTGTCCAGGTTGGTCCTAGCTTGATCCAAGTTCCTAACCCAACCGTGACCATGACAAATCGCTTGGCGCTGGCCTTGCGTGCTCTCTCCATGCGTTCGGCTGATAACCACATCCAGTCGGTCCTTTCGATTGCTGCAGTCGTTCCCGACATCGTGGACACAGTAAACTTTGATTTCTACTCCACCGAACGCGCTCGCTTGGCTGGCTGTGATCCTCATTTGCTCCGACCCATGGAGGAAGTCGCGCAACTTCGGCAGGCTAGGGCGCAGGCCGCGCAGGCTCAGCAAGCCGCGATGATGGCCAAAGAAATGGCCGGAGCTGTAAAAAATGTTGGCGGAGTCGATAAAGCTAGGGAATTAGTAGGCGGGTAATTCAGCCCAACATCACCGAACATCACAAATGAAAACACGTCCACGTCACATCTTCACGGCATTAGCTGCACTTGCGGGAATGTCCGCGCCTTCGCCATCGGTCATCATGCCGATCAACGCAGCGCCAGCCGCATCTATTGCCGCTAGTTCAATGGCATTGAAAAACACTCAGCAGCCGCGCAGGCATCTGCCTTTCTTCAATTATCAAACGCCAAAGAATCCTCATCGCTCGCGCATTTTCAAGCATTTCTCGCTCTCCCAGCGTCAACGCCGGAAGTTTAACCGTCAACGCCACGCCGCTGGATTTAAGGGGGCTTTCGCGTGAACAAATCAAACATCTCTGAGGCGCTGGCCATTGGCTGGTTTATTGCTGCTAACGGCGCAAGAACTGACGGCGCTTATTGGTTCTGCACAATTTGCGGAGTGATTGGTTTTACCATGTGCATATCTTTTGCAATTAAAAGGGGGGCGCAATGATCCCGACCATCACCGAACATCACGCAATGGAAACATCACGACTCATCAAGTATTTAAGGGCCGCAACAGGCGGCATGGAAATGGAATACCGAGAATACAGGCTTGGGGTTATTGCTCTTTGTGATTTATCCGAAGCAATGGCTGCTAAAATTGAAAGCCTTGAATCTGAATCATTGAAAGCCTTTGAATCTCAATTAGAGGAGGGCGCAAGAGAATGACTCCGACCATCTCCGAACTTCTCCAGCCCTTAGACGAGCGCGAAAGGCTAAACGTAGATCGTGCAGCCGCTCGCTTGTTCAGCAATGACGATTTCCAGCTTGTATTCAGGAAGCTCAACATGGATTGCGGCGGCGTTTTCGGCGCTGTATTCCTGCCAGCGAACAACGGTGACACCGTAAAAGCTGGTGCGGTGGACGGGTCAAAAGGTCCGGTTAGATGGCTGCTTGATCGTTTTATTCACCAACACGAAGAGAAACAAGAACCGAAGGAGCAAGAGACATGATAGCAATCGAACAAAACCAAATCCTGCGCGATGGCGAGCTTATCGGCTCCATTGACGGCAACAAGGCTTACCTGCTCAAGAAGCAAGGCGGAGTCATTATCGGCCAAATCAAGAAGGCTGCTGGCATTGAGCTTGATTTTGATGTGGTTGCCGAGCTTCCAACTGACAAGGAATCCTTGACGGTTGAACCAATTTCCGCCGCTGGTTTACTGTCTTTTCCCAGCGCGTCGGAGGCTGAGTCTGTGCGTGATGTCGCAGGCTCAGCCATTGCTTTTGAAGGATCGAAGGCTAGCCAGATTCTAGAGTCTGTCTCTCCAGCCTTCGACACGTCTAGCTTTGACTGCACTTACGAGCAGAATCCAAAGCTTTTCGCCCAGTGCTTTGTGAACACCTATGGCGCTCACGGCTATAGCGAATGGCTGAAATTGAACGGGAAATAATATCATGAGCGACACCAACGAAACACCAACGCCAGATACTTCAATTCTGGCAAGCCAAGCCAATCCAGCGCCAGTCGATCCGACTCCAGCGCCACCGCCTACGCCAAGTCTTAACCCTCGGCCTGATTACATCCCAGCCAAGTTCTGGGATGAGTCCAAAGGTGAACCCAAGCTCGATCAGCTTGGTGCAAGCTACATCTCACTTGAGAAGGCCTTCTCTTCCAAGCGCGAAGTCAAGAAGCCTGGGACTGATGCCAAGCCGGAAGAAATCGCCGCTTATCAGTCCGAGTTGAGGAAGATCACAGGCGCTCCCGATAAGCCGGAAGGCTACGGGTTGAAAGCTCCCGAGAATCTGCCGGAAGGCGTGGAATGGAACGCCGAGCTTGCGACAAAAGCCGCGACCATCGCCCACAAATACAGCGTGCCGCCGGAAGCATTACAGGAGCTAATCGCACTCAATAACGAGAACGTGGGCGGAATAATGGCTAAATCTGCCGAGGCTCAGAAAGCTCAGCGTGACGAGATGATTGCCGGCCTGAATGCCGAGTGGAAAGACCAAGCTTCAAACAACTGGCAACGTGCAGCCCGTGGAGCCATTGCGCTAGGGATTGACATCAACTCAAGTGAGCTGGCAAACAATGCCGAGTTCATCAAGGCCGCGTTGGCTGTCGATAAGCTCATTGGCGAGGATACGAAACTCATCGGCGCTGAATCTTCACAGGCTACTTATGAAGAACGCATGGATAAATTGCGCGTTTCAGATGCTTACCAAGGCAAGCTTGGACCTGCTAAGCAAGAGGAAGCCATGAAGCAAATGCAGCAGTTTTATCAGGCTAGCAGAGCGTAACAATTTCCGGTAGCACGGAACTGCGCACATTACGCGATGGCCGTATGGATGAAAGTCCTGAGGCAAATGATAAGCGGCCCTTTAATCGGGGCCGCTTTTTTGCGCTTATTCACAATCGCTCAACGTGCTTTTGTATTTCTGCAATTACCGACTCAATTGGCGTTGCCGTGGTGTAATAAACAATCGGCAAATCATAGGCTTTATATTTGCGATTCTGGCGAGTTTTCTTTCCGTTCCTGAGCGCATTTGCATCATTGTTTTTCACTTCAATAATAACGGCTCCATAATGACCACGAAAGATAACAAGATCGAAAAAACTTCTCTCACCATCAAATAATGACGGCACTTCGCCGCGAACATCAAAGCCAAGCTTTTTCAGGCAAAAATACAATTCAGCCTGCATTTCAAATTCAGACCGTTTAACTGGTTGGTTTATAAGAGCATTCACTTCGGGTAATGGTGAGATTCAGCAACGGCACAGAGTTCCCTTTCGAGGAACCTGAGCCGTAAAGTTTCTTCGGTATAAAGGAGCCGATTCGAGCTTTAGACACCCCTTGCGGGACCGCAACTGCTACGGGCCTTCCACGGCATAGAGCAGAGTTTTATCGGTAGTATCATTATTTGCTTTCGCCTGAATTGCAGTCCGGCGAATCCGTAAAATCAAACTGGCACCGCCCTATCTCACCTTCTCAGGGGCGACTTCGGGCGCTAGATAGCCAAAACGCAAAAGGCCGAACTGGTTGCAGCAGTTCGGCCTAAGCGGGTTTCACTCCGGTGGTCGGATCACTCCTGCAACGGGTGAAACCTATTTGAATCTGCCTGAAAATAGAACGTCGGCAAGAATTAACAAGGGAATTTTTACCCTATCCTCTCAAAATTGAGAAAAAAGGACTTGCACCAATTATCATTTGTGAGAATCTGAAAACGTCAGCCCCGCAAGGACAAGCTGCAAGCCGGAATTGAGGCCCACAATGTGGACAACCGAGAAGACGGAAGACACGACTCTTCCCGCTAACCTTCAAGGTTGGCACAACCAAACCTCTCAATTTGTAATTTTTATGGCCGACATTGATACATTTTTTCCTGTGGAGTTCCAGAAGAACTTCGACATGGCGCTCCAGCAAATGGACGCTCGCCTCGCTACTGCTGTTACCCGTGCTGACTTCACTGGTAAAAAGAAGTGGTTCAACCTTGCCGCCGCTCGCAGCTTCTCCAAGATTATCACCCGTAAGGGCGATACTCCAGATGGCGAGTTCGACGCATCGAAATACTGGATGACCCAAAGCCCTTGGGAACTCGCCACCGTCTTTGACGAGTGGGACGAGCATTACCTCGGCTCGATTGTCCTGCCAACTTCGGACACCGTGAGTTCACACGCCATGGCGCTGAACCGCACTCAAGATGATGTCATCATCTCCGCCCTTGATGCTACTCGCTACATCGGTGAGGATGGCGTCACTACTGACGCTTTCCCAAGCTCTCAGTCCATCGCCTCCACCTACGCGGAAAGCGGAAGTGCAAGCTCAGGCCTGACAATTGCCAAGCTTCGTCGCGCTAAATACCTCATGGACGTGGCCGAGGTACCGCCTTCCGAGCGTTACCTCGTTTACGGTGCCCAGCAGGTCAACGACTTGCTCCGCACTACCGAGTTGACAAGTGCTGACTATAACACAGTCAAAGCTCTCGTTGATGGCCAGCCTGGATCTTTCCTCGGCTTCAAGTTCATCGACTCCCAACGCCTGCCAATCGGCACCGTTGCAACCATCGCAGACGTTCGTTCCTGCTTTGCCTTCCACAAGTCGGCAATCAAGTTCTCGCTCCAAGGTGTTTCTACCAAGATGGACATCCTGCCAGAACGCCGCCACGCTCTCCAAATCCGCTCTATCGCCATGATGGGCGCGGTTCGCACTGAGAACGCCAAGGTTGTTCGCATTTACGCCGACGAAACTCCATAACCTGAATTGAAAGGGGCGGTGTAAAAGCCGCCCTTTTCTCAACCCAAACTTCAAGACTCTACTCTTATGGCCGCACTTACTGACTCTTCTCTTTTTACAGCGCAAGCCGCTGCCCTTCTCGATGGCTCCGAACGTCCTTCACGCACTAAAAGCGTTGGCGGGACTGTGAAGAAACTTCGCGCTACTTACACAACCACTGGCTCAGAGGCTGGAAACGACACGTTCAACCTTTGCTACCTTCCTTTGGGCGCTTCGGTTTCGCGTGCTGGCTCCGCTGTGAGCTGTGTTGACCCTGGCACCACACTAACGCTGGATATTGGCACTTCCGCCAATCCCGATGTCTTTGCTGATGGCATTGTTCTTTCTGCTGGCGGCACTGTTGGTTTCGGTTCTACCGTTGCTGGCACCGCTGGCGACTTGGCATTCACTACCACCACTGATAACACTCCTGTTATTGTGACTATTGCATCCGCAAGCACCGTCACTGCCTCCGTGGTCTTGTATTTCGAGATCGAATACATCGACTGGAACTAACCCTCAAAACTCAAGGGGCGGAGAGGGCTTGAATCCTCTCCGCCTTTTGTGCATATACCATGGCTGCAACCGCTACTGAAATCGCCTCTCTTGCTATCTCCCACCTTGGAGGAACTGCGCTAACATCGCTCACCGCTGACGTGACTCAGCAGGCTAAAAGCGTCCGCAAATGGTATAACCCAGATGGAGGAACGGCAGTTTATACGGCTCTTGATGAGATTCTGCGCGCTCATCCGTGGAACTTCGCCACCAAGCGCAAGCGGCAAACAATCACCTATCACACGCTCACAGGCTCGGCGGTCACTGATTCCAGTGGTTTAATCAAGATCACTCACGCAGGCCATGGATACAGCACAGGTGATAGAGTTTACGTCAAGGACGTTGAAGGCGTTACCGTGGCGAATGGCCAGTGGTATGTCACCGTCATTAACTCCAACAACTTCACGCTAGATGATTCCGTGTTTGCTGGCACCTACACAAGCGGCACGGGTAAAGTCGTGGGCATCCCGCAGTATGCTTATTCCTTCGCTCATACTCCGCCGAGTGATTGTCTCCGCCCGTTGTCGATCAACGCGGACGGTGGACAGAATGAGGATGACGGAAACGATTTCTTGTTTGAGCAGGGGCTAATCCTTTGCGAGTCCGAGACGATCAACCTTAAATACATCGCACGCGTTACCGATGTTACCAAGTATCCATCTGATTTCGTCACGGCATTCAGTTACTTGCTAGCCTCCTACATCGCGCAAGATACCGCAGGCGCTACGGGTCGAGGTTCGGAGATGCGGCAGTTCTACGAAAAAGCCATCGTGCCGGCCGTGAAATCACGCGATTCTAACGAGGGCAAGGGCCGAAGAGTCCTGCCTTTTGAGGATTCACAACTTGTTACAGCACGATTCGGAGGGCGCTACTAATGGGACAATTTCAGACTATTAAGGCGGTGATGAATGGCGGGATTATGACGCCAATCATGGATGGGCGCACAGATTCCGAGAAATACGGGACAGGCTTTCGAGTGCTTGAGAACTTCCTGCCTCGATCCTATGGCGGCATCTTTAAAAGGCCTGGCACTAAGCTTGGCGCCTCCGGCTCTGACGTGACTGGATGCATTCGGACTATTGGAATTAAGCGCGCCGTGGGAACGAATTTTGTCTTAGCGCTCCACGTCAACAAGATCAACGTATGGTCCTACTCAGGCACGACGCTTTCACTCGTGCAGACATTGACGACGACTTACACCTCGGCGGAGATCCGCGCTTTGCACTGGGTTACGCTCAATGACATCACGACTTTAACGGTTAGCACTCAGCACCCAAAGCAAGTCATTCGTGCCAGTGATGGAACGTGGAGCTTTATCGACGTTCCCTTTCAGTTCGCGCCTGCACTCGATCCGCCGAAAGATGCAGTAACGATGAGGCTGTCTTACGATGCCAGCGATTGGAGCGCTGCCACCGTTTACAATCAAGGGAATATTGTGACGATGCCATTCACGCAGGCTATTACGGGCGCGGCGATGTCGGGCGGAAAGATTCAAATTACAGCTAACGCACACGGTTTGAGTAATGGCGCAACGGTGACTATTTTTGGAGTCGGAGGCGCAACAAACGCTAATGGAACTTTCGTGATTAGCGCGGTGGCAACGAATACTTTTCAGTTGGACGGGACAAGTTCATTACCTGCGGTTTATACGGCTGGGACTGGCGTCTTTTACGTCACTACCACAAACGATTATATCAAGACTTACCTCTACACAGCAGCGGGCGCGTCGACTGCTGGTATTGTTTTGAATGCTTCATGGAAACCGTTTGTTTACAAAACGTCGTGGAATATTGGGCAAGCATACACTGCGGGCGATGTGGCTGAATACTTTGGCAGCAACTACGCTTGTATCACCGCTCACACGGCATCAACAGCGAATCGCCCTGGCGTTGGGTCTGAATGGGTGATCATTTCAATCACTGACTACCGACTGATTGCAAGCGCTGCGACGTTTACGAGTGACGAGGTTGGAAGCGTTTGGATGCTATCACCTGGGTCTAGCGGCCGAATTGCATCGGAAGCGATTCCAGCCAGCGTAGCCACGACGACAAGCGCAGCAGTATTTATTCAAGGATCATACCTTGCGAGGACTAACTGGGCGTCTGGCGCATCTCCGAATCAATGCACGCTCCAGCTTCAAGAGTCGCTGGACCGGATGAACTTTACCACAATCCGCGAATGGTATTCAAGCGGATCGCAAGAGGGAACCATCAGCTACACAGGCGAGGCCCCAAATACTGGCGCGTGGTATCGCTGGGTTGCCATCAAGGCGAGCGTAACGGGCAGCGGAACAATGACCGTTGAGCCATCCAGCGGAAAGCTTGACATCCCATTCAAAATTGAAAGCTATGATTCCACGACACAAGTTCGCGGCATTCCTAAGCTCGCCGTCGATTCACTCATCCCAAATGAAGTCATTGGCTTTACGTTTCCGGTCTGGCGCAAAGGCGCATTCTCAGTATCTCGCGGCTATCCCAAAACTTGCGCTTATCATGATGGCAGGTTCTTCTTTGCTAACACGACAACGGAACCGACGCGCATTTGGGGCAGTCAGACGGATGATTTCTATACGTTCTTGACCGGATCGTTTGACACCTCGGCCATTGATTCATCTCCAGCTTCCACGCAATCAAATGACATTCAGTGGCTGTGCTCGTTTAAGCGCACGCTCGTAATTGGCACAGCATCCGAAGAATGGACCATGGACAGCGGCGACACGGACACGGCCCTAACTCCGTCCAATGCTCGGTTAAGGCGTTGGAGTCACTACGGATCGTCACCACTTCAGCCCGTTATTTCCGGCGATGGCCTACTTTGGTTGACTCGTGATAATCGCCTTCGTGAGTTCGCCTACGTCTTTGAGCGTGATGGGTATTCAGCGCCTGAAATGTCGCTGCTTGCTGAACAGATTCCCAGCCTTTCTGGCGGCGTTATCGACATGATATGCACCCAGTCACCTGATCCCACGGTGTGGCTTGTCCATTCTGGCGGCGAGCTTTCGAGCTTTACCTATGACCGTGAAAACAACGTTACGGCGTGGGCATCTCATAACTTCGGCAGCGGAGATAGAGAGATCGAAAGCATTTGCGCGGTGTGGTCGGATGATGGAGGGACTGGCAGGCTTCCCGGTGACTCGTTAATTTTGCTAATGGAATCAAACAACACTTTTTCGTTGGAGTCTATTCACGGAACTGCCATGGTCACGGCATTAACATCTTACGATCCGGCTTATAACTCTACCGCGTTCCTTAGTCCTGGTTCGTTTTGTGATTCGTGGCAGATGCTTTCAGGAACCTTTGCCGCTGGAATAACAAAATTCACGGTGGGAACTCACCTTAATGGAGAAAAGGTTGTTTTTACAGACATCGCAACGCATGAAACTATATTAAGAAGCACAGGGGATGCGTTTGAAGGCACCGTCATAAACGGAGAGGTTAGCATTGTTGGTAATTACGGCTCTCTCTACATCGTCGGCGTTCCCTTTTCAGCCTTCGCCACTCCTAACCGTTTTGAGATCACCACTCAAACAGGCACCGCGCAGCTCAATAAATGGAAGATTGCACGCGTGGCCTTCCGCTTGTTTCAGTCAAAATACGGCAACGTGTTCTCTCGCGCTACTCAGACAGGATCTTTCCTTGACGCTGATTTCAGCGATGCGACGGCGATTCAATATGATGGGATGAATGAGTTTCCTTTGCCTTCCGTCATGCTTCGTAATTACAGCGCTGGTGCAAGCTCGATCATCGTTAAGACTGGGCAAACCAAAGTGCAGCCGATGGGCGGAGACTGGGACAATTGCGCTGACGTGACCATTGCTTCACGGCATCCTTGGCCGTTTAACGTGCTGGCGCTGCTGGCAGATGTCGAGGTGGACGGGATTTCCGGCGCTTGATTTTATGAAATTGTGATGAATTGATAGCAAATCATTACAAGTGACCATACGCGCCTACACTCCCGCAGACTTCGACACCGTGGCAGCATGGGCCAAAGCTCGCGATATGGCGCTGATTCCGCAGCTACTCAGCCCAAACGGTTTCCTGGTCGAGGATGACGACGGGCCGTTGATGGTCTGCTTTGTTTACCTCGTTTTTGATTGTCCCTTCGTATTCATGGACCACCTGATTAGCCGTCCAAACTCGTCACTGAAAGCCAGCCTCAAAGCGTGGTCGATCATTTGGCGGACATCAAAGGCGTTCATATCAAATTTGAGAGATTGCAATGGAAAGCCAATCGGTTATAAATTCGTTCGTAATTTCTGCCGCCCTGAGTTGGCTCGTCTCATTAAAAAGGACGGCTGGCACATAGCGGACAGGCCAAGCCTCCAAGTCATTTATGAACTCTGAACATTTAGACTATCTGCCGCTTATTGAAGGCGGTCCTGTGCGTGGCTATTCTGCCACTCGTCCGCCGTGCAATGAGGTTGTTTCAACACTGCTTCTTGTGGGCGCGTCTCTTGCTGGCACTTACATGTCTTACGAGTCCAGTCAGACAGCCGCTAAACAAACCGAATACAACGCGCAGGCGCAGTCCGATGCACTGGCAGCAGAGCAACGACGGCAGGCAATGGAGAACGAAGAGAATCAACGTCGCGCAGTTCAAGAGCAACGTCGTTTCCGCGCGTCTCAACTTGCGGCTATGGCTGGAAATGGCGCGATGCTCGGCACTGGCTCAAGCCTTGCGATTGAAGCTGACACCTGGGCGAAGCAGCAGACCGAACTAGCCGACCAGCAACGAGTCAATGATCTAGCGCAATCAAACCTTGCCTACCAGCGGACGAACACGCTTCAAATGGGCGCGCAACAAGCTGCCGCAGGTCGTCGAGAGGCCACAGGCGCGGCAATCTCTGGGCTAGCTTCAACGGCTGGCGGTGCTTATAAGTCTTGGTCAACGCGTCCGCAACAGGCAGCTTAACACCATGGAAAACTACGAAGCCGAAACCATCGCCCTGATTCGTAGCGTCTCTTGGCGCTTTCGCTTCATGACTAAATCCAGAATCCGCGAGCTTTACCGCCGATGGAGTGAAGAGTGTTATTACGCCGGATGGATGGGGCCGACCCTCAGCGACGCTAGGGCATTTGTGAAATGGTATAAACTACACGCATAATATGGCACGCATCCCAATCCTCCGCGACTCCTCGCAACTCCAAACGGGTAACCAAACGCAGCAGACTGCGCAGCTTCCAGCGGTCACAAATGCCAGCATTGGCAAGGCGCTTGGCGATGTCGCAGGCGTGGCGATGGACATTCAAGAGATGTCTAGGCGTGCGAACGACGTGACCAATCTCACAACGGCAAGCTTGAGGATGAACGAAGCGCAGAAGGAGTTTGCCACGTTTCAGCAATCGCCGGAAGGGCAGGACGAAACGCAATGGCTACCGAAGTGGAAGGAGCTAGAAACCAAGCTGCAAAGCGAGATTGGTTCGATGCCGCTGACTCCGAACGCACGGGCACAGCTCACGAATCGGTTTTCGGAGTGGTCAACGAATGGCACGATCAATGTGCAGGCAGGGGCGTTTAAGCAGACTGGAAAGCGGATGGATGCAACCGTTGAACTCGCTAAGCGTGCCGCTATTGATTCCGGCGATTTGACTATTTTTGAGCAAGCGCAAAAAACAAGGAGAGATGCTGGTTTTGGACTCAAGGAAGCTGATGATGTTGAATACCTTCAAGTCAAAGATGCGGCAAAAGCTAAAACCGTTGACAGCCTTAGGCAGCAACGATCAACGCTTATTCAGTCCGCAAACGCAGGCGATAAGGGAGCGTGGGAACAGGTGGCGGAAGTGAATGATAAACTTTTCACGCTTGGCGCTATTGATAAGGAAAACTACGAGCTGGCCAGCAAGCAGACAATTCAAGGCCAACTTGTCACTGACATCAGAAACAAGATTTCAGGAAACGGCGAACCTGTCGATTTAACGCTTGCCGGAAAGATGGTCGATCAATATGACCTATTGTCTCAACGTGATAAGGATGATTTAACAACGGAGATTACCCAAGCTAAGCGCAGATACGGTAATCAAGACATCATTAACGCAATGGATGGGCTTGTCACTGGCAAGATCACAAACGCGGATCAGTTCACCTCTCAATATCTTAGCCCGTTTGAAACCCAAAAAGTAAGGGATGAAATCAACGCGGCCATTCCGGTTCCTCCTGAGGATGTGGCTAAAAGCTATATGCAAACGATGGGAGAGATTGAAGGCATTGATCGAAACATGCTGGAAGATGGCGATTTTGAACAGACGGTAAAATTTGCCAGAGTGGCGGCACAAGTTAACAAGGCGCCTCCACATATTCGCAACCGTTTAGCCGATGCGCTGCAAGGCAGGTTATCAGGCAATCAACCATCCACGAAACAAAGCTACGTCTCAACGGCTCGCTCTGTGCTTCAAGAAATCCTACAAAGCGAAGAGGCTGATTTCTTTAACTCCGCCCCCAACGGCAAGCGGACGCTTAAGCCTGAAAAGAAAGAGGAATGGATAAAGCGTCAAACTCGCATTTTAAACATGGAGAATGAGATTGAGCGAGACTTGCCAGATAATCCGACGCCGGATCAGGCTGATAAGATTATCTTGAATCGACTCCAAGGCGACATGACTAGATCACGCGTAAAGAACTATGTCACGCCGCAAGCCAGCGGATTTCAACCAATTCCAGCGCAAGGGCTAGAGCCTGCAATGCCTGGATCTGGATCGCTTGCGTTTCCTATTTTAAACCAAAACCCTCTTTTCAATTATGGACAATGAAGAAAAACTTCGCAAGGCGCTGCTAAATGACGAATTTCCAGACGCTGAGGAGTTCTACGAAAAGCAGGCGTTTAGCGTAGCGCCAGAAAACAGGCTTAAGTTTGAACGCAATGCAGCCGTAGCGGCATGGATGACGGGCGCGTCAGGTCGTGAAGTTCTGCCAACTGGCGCAGACTGGCAGGCAAACAAGGATGCTTTAGCGCAAGGCTTTTTCAAGATTCCAACGGCCAAAGATATTACCGATGAATCAATCCATGATCTCATTCGCTCGCACATCCAGACATCCGACAACACGACAAATCTAGCGCTTGAATCGGCGCTGTCTGGCCGTCCGCTGCCGCAAGCATTGGGCGAACTTCACGCGCTTACGGGAGTGTCTAAAACTCGCGGCATTCGTGACCGATACCTGAATGAAGCGTCCAGCATTTACGGCAACATTGCGGCCAAGGTTGCGCCTTACCGCTCTATTGTGAATGAGGCTGCTGGAATGCTAAGCGGGACAATGAAGGTTAACGAGCAACCGCTCGGTGAAATGACGGACGCATTTAATGCCGTTGCGGAAAAGCTGGTCGGTATCCCTGAACAAGATCGGCGCTTAGTCATTGAGGCCATTGCAGCCACTGGCGGCACTACGGCAGAGGAGCGTAGTTCATACCTTTCAAAGATGGGTGCTAGGGTGAATCGAATCGCTGAAACAATGGGCGCGGCAGTTGCATCTAACGCTTTTACATTTGGCAAGGTTCTGGAGGCTTTTCCGTCTGGCTTGGCGAACAAGCCGGAAGAAGTGGCTGGAATCATGGCCGAAGAATTAAAAGGCCGTGAATTAACTCTTCTCGCGCAACAAATCAGAACTGCCGCCGCTGAAAAGCTAGACCCAGTAAAGGGCAATAGCTGGCTTCAGAATCAAGGATTGGCCGCTGCTGAGATGGCGACTCAATCAAGCATTGCGATAGCTAGTCCCATTGCTGCATTTGGCGCAAACTTGGCTTATTTCCGCGACACAATCGGCGCAGATGTAATGACTCAAAACCCTGGCATGACTGTAGAGCAGTCGGACAAGGTTTCAGCCGTGGCGGCTCCAGTTAATGCGGCCATCGAAACGGTGACGGCTTTGATTCCATGGGGCAAGGTGAAGCTTCCCGTTCTTCAAAAATGGTTAATGACTGAAACTGCCAGCATCGGCGGGGCTGCTCGCAATCTCGGTATTCGTGCTGCTACTGGGACCACTGCGGAAATTGGCGAGGAATGGCTGCAAGCCTACGCTCCTTTGAAGGCTCAGCAATTAATGGGCGCGCTTGGGCAAGATATGCCCTCCGTCGATTGGGAAAAGAACATGCCGAAGTTTGCAGACATCGCGGCGGAAGTGTGGGCACCCGCTTTGCTTTTCTCGCTTGTCGGCGGCGGCGTTGCGTCGATCAATGACATTAAGAACGGGCGCAGTCTGGCGGCTGATTTGGATATGCTGGTTGCTAAAGGCATTGCGCCAGAGTTGGCAACCAAGATCAAGGAAGCGTCAGATGCTGGCGACTATCGCAAAGCTGACAGCCTTTTCCGCGCTGAATTTGTCAGTGACACCAAAGCCTCAAAACCAGATATTCAAGCGGCAACCGAACGACTCAAAGCGCGCTTCAAAGCTCAAGAGAATATCGAGGCGCTGACAGAGACAACCTCACCCGACTACACCGCAAGCGTAACCCGCACGCCTACAGGCTGGCAAGTCACGACAGGCGAGGGCACGATTATTCCCACAGATACAGCAGAAGGCGCAAATCGCATTTATAACGAACTTCGCCAAGTTGGAAGCCAACAGGAGGCAAATGTCATTTCTGAAGTTTTAGACACTTACTTTGAAAGCGGCATGGGTCGAGGGGCTATGGTTGAAATGACTGGCGAAGATGTCGAAGCCAATAGAGGCGGTGTGTTTGCCATTCGTAGAGACGCCAATAACGTCGAAGTATCGCAGCGCCCGTTTGGCCCTCAGGCGCTTGAAACCGTCCGCAAGGAAGCGGAGGTTGCAGGCATTAAAGCGGGCGCTGGCGGTGTGATTGGTCGCATTAACGGATCAAATGAGCTTTTTGGTTTTCGCGTGGCTGATACGGCCAAGGCTGTATGGCGCAAGCTGAGCTTGTTTAAATCCAGCAAAGAGGGCAATCCTCAAATTTTCACGCTGCTGCATGAAGATATTGAATCTAAATTCCGCGAAGGATTGAGGGATGAAACATGGACAGAGGAGGACGCTAGAACAGCCTTTCGCGCTCTTGTTCCAGCGTTTGCTAATACGGTTTCACCCGTCAAATCTGCGGAGGAGGTCAGCGCGATGTCAGATTCTCAGCGCAGGAAATACGAAAGCGAACTGGAAGACAGAAAGCTTGAATATAAGTGGATTGAGAATGTCCGCGAGCTGGCTGAAGGCAAAGGCAATTACACCATGCTTCAAGAAACATTCAGCGAGATGTATGTCCGCGACCGTTTCGCAAAGGATCGCAGAGGCAAGGACACAGGGTTAAAACCCATGCAGATTTCACGCGCTCTTGAAGCTGCTGTCGTTGGTGCTAACACCAATGAAGAGGCAAGTGCGCTTGTTCGTATTATTGCTATGTTCCGCGCATTCTCGGCGCACATGAAGGCCGTATTCAGCACCGTTAAGGCCATGGTTAAAGCTCGCGATAATGGCACGATTGGCGAGGATTGGGACGCTTTTGTAAATAAGGTTGTAGGCATTGACGAGGTGAAGCAGATGGAAGGGCAGGCGATAGATGAAGCAAAGGCCATCATGGAAGCCGGAAAGATGCCGTTTAGTATTTCGCCTGTTAACTGGCTGTCTGAATCATACGTTGATTACGAGAAAAAGACTGGGGCTACTTATGCCAGCGAAGTGAAGAAAACTCGCTCCAATCTTGGAGAAATTACAAAAACCAAAACCGTATTTCATGAGACTGGCATTTCTGGCGCTCGTCAATTACTGAGCGCCATCATGGGGCGTAATATGAAGTCTAGATTCTACGTCACAAATGATCGTGATTTAGCATTAGGACAAGGAGGCAAGGGAGTTTTGATTGAACTGGATTCATCGCTTGTAAATGGCATAAAGCCAAAGAGTATGCAGAATCAAACTCTTTCTGGCGCTGGCTCTAACTCTGGCGAGTTTGTTATTGAAAAGGTTCTGGCTAATGCTGTGACATCCATTACAGGAGCGGCTAAAAATCTGGATAAGCTCATCAAGGATGTTCCTTTGTTGAGTAAATTTCAGCGTGTGACGGATGATAAAATTCAAAGGGTTGAAGGCCCGTCCTTCAGCGTCTCCATCCCAACATCCGACATCGACACGATTCCCGAAGACCTAGCACGCGCAGAAGCCGACATGAAAGCAGGCGGTAAAGACTGGGCGTCTAAAGTTGATTTATCGCAACCTGTAGGCGTTTACCGTGGCGAGGATGGCAGGCTTAAACTTTTCGATGGACATCACCGCTGGCTTGCAGCTCGCGAACGTGGCGAACCGTTGCAGGTCCGTGAAGGCGTGATGAATGGGCCAACTTTCAGCATCTCACCCATCCGCAACCTCAACGAGCTAAGTGACCAAGTAGAGCGCCAGTTTGCAGAGAACCCAGTGGGCGCGCTTGAGGTGAAATCGAAGATGATTCGCCAGTTTGCCAAGTATGCCGACAAGTGGAGCAACGAGCGATGGACGCCGCAAGGAAACAAGATCCGCCCGATTAGTGAGAAGCGCACGGTGAAGAGTTTGGATAAGGAACAGGCGATGCGGCAGGCGCAACGCGAGGTTGAGCTTGTAAATGAAGGCATGGACAAGCTGACGCCGGAAACACTGATGGCGTGGAGTGAAGGAATGGACGCACTGGACGATCATCCATTGATTCAAGAGATGCTTGGTAAGCATGGGAAACTCATGTCGTTAAAGACGGCGCAGAAAGAAGGGCGAGACATCAAAGATCAGTATGATGATGCACCTTGGATTCCTCCGCAGTGGTATGCTAAGAGCGGCGGTATTATGCCAGACGTTATGGCTGACAATTTGAAGTTTGGGTATGCGAAAGATATGTGGGCTGAAATTGAGTCCATTATCAAAACATACCGAGACAAAAAAGAAGGCTACGCCAAAGCCGAGGCCGCAGTTAAAGCCGTCGAGAAAGCAGCATTTGAGCAGGCGCGTCAAGAGGCTCAAGCATGGCGCGACGAGACCGACGCAATGCAGAAAGAGGACTGGTCACCGAAAGAATCGCTAGTGCGTGACTTGATTACGCTAGAGGCTATCGTTGCCATGTTCCCGCAAGAGATCCGTGGAAAGATTGGCGGATTCGTGGCGCTGGCTCGTAAGGCTAGCGAATCGGCACGGCTGAAGGTATTGCAGAAGCAGCTTGAACGTGGGCAGGTGCTGCTGGAGAAGCATTTGAAGGATCAATACGGCGAGGCTACCGACAAGCTGCTGAAGCGCTACCAGTCGCAGAAAGACGCAAGCGGACGCATCACAGGCAAGATCATTTCAACAGCTACCGAACAAGTCGATTACGCTGCTGAGTTCATCAAGCTTAGCGTCGAGGATCAGGCCGATAGAGAGGCCGCGCTTGAGAAGAAAATTGAAACTTCCGACACCGCAGAAGAGGTTCAGGATGCACTGACAAAGCTTGGCATCGCTCGCTTGTTTGAAGTCTGGGACACCAAAGATTCAGCCGCCCGCGAGTCTGCTTTTAACTGGCTAGCCGACACCATCGAACAAGGCAAGCTTGGAAAGAAGATTCTGGATGAAGAGCGCAAGGCATTCTTGACGGACATGCGCCAGTCTGCGCAATCGTCCATTCTCCAAGGTGACAAGCTGAGTCCTGGCGTTGCTGACAATATCACGAATCTGGATAAGAAAGTAATGAAGCGCGCTTTATTGGGTATGCGTGGCGTTCTGAGTTCTTCACTTTGGACTACACTTCAACGCCTAGAGTTGATCTTTGGCGAAGATTCCAAGACGCTGAATTACTTTGCCGAAAGGATCATCAATGCCGCCAATCTTTCGACGGACATTAAACGCCTAGTCGAGGCGCAGAAGAAAGAAGCGCTTTCCATCATCTTCAACTCAGACAGCAAATACGCCCACGCTCGCGGCATCGCTGAATTGCAGAAGGTGAAGCAATCAGGCATCACGACGCGCAAGGTCACCAAGGAGGAAATCAAGCTTGACCTTGAGACACTGACAAAGCTCAATGACGGAACCATGACGGCGGATGCGGCAGGACTTCGACAAGATGAAGTGGATGCAGCGCTTGAAGAGTTTGCTAACAACGGACGCAAAAGCACTGTAACCGTCGAGAGAGTCACCGACGCAGGAACGCCAGTCAAACGCATGATGAGCGAGACGCAGGGGATCGGTTGGTGGATGTGGTCAATGCAAGATGCCAGCCGTAAGCAGATGGAACTTGATGGGTGGGATGAGGATAGCTTTAAGCAGCTTGAGGAGTTTTTATCGCCAGAGGCAAAAGCTTTGGCGCGATGGATGGCCAACAGCTACAGCGTGGATGCGCCATCCCTCATTGATCCCGTTTATCGCAAGCTTCTCAACGCACCGTTACCGCGAACGAAGAACTATTCACCAATGATTCGCCGCAACATAAACACGGGCGGCGATGTCATGGATATGGAAGCCTCTGATATGAACAGCGGACTTGCTGCCAGCTTTGTTAAAGCTCGCGTTAACAGCACGGCTCCGCTCGTTGAAACAGATGCGCTGGCGCTATTCTTGGCACACTGGGAAAACGTAGCACACTGGGTTTCACATGCTGAGCTTATGCGCGATATGAAAGCCGTGTTGCTGGACAAGGACACCGCCGTAGCCATCCGCCAGAAAAAGAGCGAAGGCTATCTACAACGGCTGAAAGAGGACGTTAAAACGATTGAATCGAACGGCACCTCTACGGCGCGTGAGTTGGTGGACATCTCTAGAATGTGGCGCTGGTTCATGCAGTTTAGGGCCTACAAAGGCTTGGCCTTCCGCATTTCGCCAATCATCAAGCAGACTCCGGCGATGTTGAACCCTTTGCTTGCTGACGTTCCGGCGCATAACTACATGATGGGCATGGCTCGCGCATTCATGGAGCCGAAGGCATTTGCCAGTGAAGTTTCCGCAATGTGGAGTTCTGACATCATCCGCCGCCGAATTGAGTCGGGATTCTCCGCTGAATCTCGCGTTGCAATGCAAGGCACTAGCATGACCGGATCGCAGGCTATTCTTGCAATGCAAACAGGCATGATGCCAATGCAGATGGTTGACGGCGGGTGGACTGCGCTAGGTGCTGCTATTTCCTTTGACTACTACAGGCGCGGCTACATGCGCGACAATCCACAAATGACGCCTGAGATTGCCGATTCAAAGGCTATTGCCAGAGTTGAGAAGATGATTGCCACTTCGGCGCAACCTTCGGACATTTACGCTAGGGCGCTATTTGAGCGGTCCGGAAACCCATTTATGCGCTCAATGTCCATGTTCGTGTCGGATCAACGAAAAACCCTGGCGATTGAATTGATGGCAATCCGCAGGTTAGCAACGGGCAAGTCAAAGAACAAGGCGCTGGATATTCAGCGCGCCATTGTTGCGCATGTTGTCATGGCTAGCGTTTCGCAGGTTATGGCTGGCGTGATTGCATCGCTGCTTGGTGACGACGAAGACAGGGATAGAGAGTGGAGTGTTGAGCAGTGGACGCTCGCCTTGGCACTCGGTCCTGTAAATGGCTTGTTTGTCTTTGGCCGATTGATTGACAAGATCGGGCGCGGATTGCTTGGTCTTCGCATATTCCCAAATGATGATCTTGCCAGCAAGGCAGCTAGCGATTTGCTCAGAGGCGGAAAGAATATGGACGAGCTGTTCAATCCCGATGATCCAGATGAGTTCATGGACGCACTAGACACCGCATCAACGGCTCTAGGCGCTGGCTTATCTGCTGCCATTGGTCCAGTCGGCGGTGCTGTCGATGTGGGCGCTAACGTGGTTCGTGAAGCTCGCAAGGTTCAGAAGCGGCTGAGTGATTAACGCTTAGTTAACGCATAAATAATGCAATGACTCACCAAGACTGACAGGATGAATGAAATGAAGAAGATTAGAATCAAGCTCATGGTAAGGCTGAGTGATTAACCGTGCGGCAGCTCTTGAAAATTGCAACCAAGTTGGTGGCATTCAGACTCGTGATAGTATCCTCTGCAAATCGCTCCATCTATAATACTTCCATATCGCTTGGACTCTGACTCACTTTGATCCTCAGAAAGATTGTGAGATGGTATGCCCCAGAAATCATCCGCAGGCCTTGGCTTGTAATCCTCTTCATTGATGGTCATGATTTAATCGGGTTATTCTTCAGCCACTCCTTAGCGGCATCTTGCGCGGCTTGCCAATCGGCACGGGCCTTCATGGCGAATGCCTCGGTGCAGTAAGTTTCCATGTCGGCCATGGCTGAAGTCTCGCTGGTGTAGGTGTTTGCGGCTTGCCGTATATCCATAAGGTCATGAGGATACGGATTCGCTAGCAAGTCGTGAATGATGTCGTTGGCGGTCATAGCTTCGCTTTGTCGATTGTTTCCTGTGCCTCTTTCCATGCAAGACTTAGATCCAGCCTTTCCTCGCCAGTCGGCTCATCGGCGGACATGCGCGCAGTGATGGCTCGGTGAAGGCGTTTGATTAGCGCCAGTTTGCTGTCGTTTTCAGCCTTCGCGGCGTTGAGTTCGCGTTCTAGCCCTTTAGACTCTTGAAACAGCTCATAAATGCCCGATCCAAAGGATGCGGTATATGCGGCGTCAGTTCTTGGTGTATCGCTCATGATTCTCCTTTCGCCTTAATTTTGCCGCGCTGCATCTCCCAACCATCGGGCCAATACTCTTCTTCGGGAGTTTGATTTTGCCATTTTTTCAAGGCTTCGTAGCATTCAGGGTGAAAGTTAGAAGATTGGAAATCTCCTTCAAAAACCATTGCTGTCGTGGTCTTAGCGTCTCCAATTTTGATCCTTTCTCCGCACCAATAACAGCGGCACTCCTTACGCACGGACTTGATTTGTTTGACGATAAAAAAGCTCATGACTCTCCTTTCGCGGCTGAGATTAGACGGGAGCGGACAAAAATTAAACTTTGATTGTGCTGATCAAAACAATCCCAAAGATCATCGATTGAAACCGCCTCCATCCGCTTCACCGCGTCTTGAAGCTCTTTGCGTAGATCGTTGAT